ATAAATTTACCTGCGTTACTAGTGCCTGAAAACTTTTGTGCTATTTTTTGTTCTATTAATTTACGTTCTTCCTGATTTGGAGTACCATTATTAAAATTTATAAGCATTGATGGTGCTAAACCATTCATAATGTTGTTTAAATGATAATTAGATACTTCTTCTTCTAATTCTGCATACTGTAAACCACCTTGATAGTCCACAGGTGAATAGTAGTAAAATCCAGATTTATATGGTTTTATATAGTATATCTCTATATTTTCCTTAGACATACCAAAAGCAGGTATTCTTAAAGGAATATCACTTCTTTTTATGTTTGCCCAATCTTTAAAATAGTAATATGCAGGTACATCACCTTCATCATTGCACTTTTCTGCCCTTAAAGTTTCAATAGGCATATGTGCTAATTGTGCTATTTTTTTTCTGTCTTTAGTATATATAACCTGTATTGCACATTGACCCATTAATTTAAGATCATAACACAATTTTCTGACTACATCTTTTTTAAATAAAGAAATCATTTGAGCATACTCATTTGGTTTTTTATTACCATCAGTAGCATTTAGTCCTTTACCATAAATAGCTTGACTTATGCCATTAATTGCTGCATTATTTGTAGGACTTCCATTATATCTATCAATTAAATACTGAAAATAGTTATTATCTGCTCCATATTCAATCCATTCTTTACCATTTACTTCTTTAATTTCTGGACTTGTGTAAGTGCTTAAATTTACAAAACCAAATTCCGATACTTTTGAAGCCTTTTTAAATTGACCCTTAGCATTTCTTAATCTTATTTTTTTCATATTACTATGTATGTATTATCATACCCATCGTATGTTGTATATTGACCTTTATTTATTTCGTAATGGTCATTTTTATTTAATTGATCTATATCTTGATTTGTACAGAATATTCTGTCTTTGTAAATATCATCTACTTCTTCAGTTTCTATATTCCAAATTTGTTCAGATAAATTCCAAAAACTATAGTTTGTATTCCAATAATTATAATCTATGTATAATCTTAAATCATAAAAATGATTTTCTACTAATAAAGGATTAAATGTTAGATTAAAGTTAAGATAATTTCCTGAAGTTACAGCATTAGTGATATTATAATATTTAATAACATTTGTGCTATCATCACGAATAGATACACTAAAAGCATCAGTATATTCTCTAGGAATAACTGATAATGCTTGGGCAGTTGCTGATGTAGTTAATATAATCATTACTTATATAACGTAATTATCTATGCAATTTGTACAATCATTTAAGCAAAAAAAAAGCACCCTAGATAGAGTGCTTGATTTTCAATTAAAAAAACTATTATTATGCAGTTGGATCAATTTGTGTTACATCTGGAGTAACTGCTGCATCTAAGAAATAAGGTGCAGTTTCTTCTAATCCTTCAAAAGTTAGAGTAAACCCACTTAAATCCCCTGCTGCTGCTCCTGTTACTACTGTACCACCTGTACAATCCATACCATTTTCAAATCCACATAGGAAATTGTTACCATAGTAATCTTCTACTACAACGTAAGGTCTGCCTACTGCAAGAACTTGAAGTTCTGCTTGAGTTTTAGCATCTAAATAAGTTAATGTTAAGTTTAAAGTTTGAGTGTAAAAAGTAGTACCATTTTCTCTAGAACTTGTTACAGTTGTTTCTAAAGATGAATTACCTTTTACATCGTATTCGTACCAAGTCGGAGCAGGAGAACCATTAGTTATTGTTGCTTCTTTTGTTGTTGAATCTACTGCAATTGATGCAATAGTTCCATAATCAGCAAAGTAAACAGTTTTTATCCCACCGAAGGCACTTTTACAAGGTACTTTTCTACCTGTGTTTAGTGTACAAGCCATAGTATTTATATTTTATTTAAAAAAAAAGGCAAGCAGATTATTCCACCTGCCTTAATTCAGTTAGTTAATTATTATGCGTATTCTACTAAGTCAGAAGCAATACCAAATTGTACTGCAGAAGTAAATCTCATTACCATTCTAACATTGTTTGAAGCATCTAAGTCAGCCATATCTAAAACCTTTACGACATTTGTATCGTTAAGGATTCCTGTACCGAAATATAAGTTGCTTCTTTGAGCAGCATACATTTTGTTAGGACTCATTCCTGGACAAACAAACACTTTAACACCATTAATACTTAGTGAACCATTGTTCCACCATTGTGTTCCTTGTGCGTTTACACCATTTGCTCCTAATCCATTAGCTGCAAATCCACCTAATGCTTGAACATAATATTTAGCTGCTGCTGAACCTATGTAAACAAACAAATCTTCTTTTCCATATAAAGAACCTGGAATAGCATCAACTACTTTAGATAATTCTGCAATAATGTTACCTGCATTTAATCCTCCTGCTATTGCTGCTACTTGCTGACCTGCAGGAATATCCCCTGCTGCTGCTGAAGCTGCGATTAGTTTTTCAAATCCATCAAAAGAATTAACTCCTGCTGCACCTGCAGTATCTCCTTGCCAAATACAGATTTCTGTGTTTTGTGCTACTTCTGCTGCAACGTGTGCAATCATAAAGTCAGAGAATTTTGGTGGTAAAGATTGACCTAAACCATATCCCATAGATTGTGCTTCCCAATCGTTTACGAAGTCATACTTACATAATTGTAGGTTTACTTGTAACTCAACTGGTTGAATAATTCTTTCTGTAAGTGTTACAGATGAATTAGGTGTGAAATCACAACTAGCAGGACTTACTAAATCTCCTGTTGCTAATTTTTTAATTACTTCTTTGTAAGCGATATTTGCTTTTACTGTTAATCCCCCATCATCAATTGTAGAAGCTGAAAGAAGTGCTGCAGCAATATATTCTCCTGCAAACTCACCTGCATAAGTAGTAGTGATATTTACAGCAGTTGCTAATTGTACATTTTTTAGATTACTCATTTTTTTTATTATTTATTTAATTTATTTAATACTCTGTCTAGTGTCGTGTTAAACTTGCCTTTTGCAAATTCTACTTTATTTATTTTTTTGTTTCCTGATTCAGGATTGTGTTTTATAGGCTTTACAGCAGCTTCAGAAAATTCTTCTTTTACTGTTCTTGATTTTAATGGTTGTGAATCAGAACTCATTTCTTCTTCTTCCATTTTACCTTCTTTATCTTTTTTAAGATCAGCAATAGCATCTTCAAGATTTTGGATTCTTTTTTCCATTCCTTCCCAATCTCCTACATCTGCCATTTTCTTTTCTTTATCATCTTCTTCATAGTCATCTTCTTTTAAATCTGAAGTAATTTCTTCTCCATCTTCTCCTTCTTTCTGTGGAACTTCATCAGAAACTTCTCTAACATCTCCAATAATTCCTTCTTCTTCTACAACTACTAATCTGCCATCTTCTAGGATATATTCTCCTACTGGCATTGCTACTTTTTCATCATCAGTAACAATAAAGATTTCTTTTCCTTTTTCAAAAGATTCAGCACTAACTATAGTACCATTCTCTAACTTCATTTCCTCAAGTTTTACCTCGATGTTTAGAAGTGTTTTAATTTGATTTAACATTTCAGTTGATTTCATATTATATATATAACGATTATTTGATTTAATTTTGCATTTTTAAGTAATTCTAGTGATAACACCAATACCTTGTGCGTGTATAGACCCATCACAACATTCTATTGAATATGTGTTGGAATCCCAACATAAACAGGCTCTAGAACTACCAGTAGGACTTGTTCTGCTAGCTATAAATGTTTTTTTATTTCTAGTGTTACGCATTAGTATTTAAATTTATTACTAAACTTAATCCAATATGCCATATCTTTTGATGCTTCACTAGCAGATTTTAATTGACTTTTCATAAAATCATACCCTTTAACATCACCTGGTTTTGCACCTAATGCTTCTGCTGCTGCTTTTACTTTAGTTTCTAATGCTTTTACTTCAGAACCCCATCCTTTTAAATTTTCTTGATAGTCTTTAGCTTCTTCTGCTGTTTTTCTTAATTCATCTATTAAATCTCTAATTTTAGCAGCTTGTGAATCTATTTCATTTTCCAAATCTTTTGCTCCATCAATATCATCTTGAATTTCATCATTTAATTTATCAAGGTCTTGTACTAAATTTAATTCAACTTTGTGTATTGCTAATTCAGTTTTGTCTTTTGGTAATCTATTGTAGATTTTTTTTAATTCGTTTGGTGTTTTCATTTTATTTATTTATTTAATTTTGTGGTCTTTTATAACTATCAATTAATTTTATAACTTCACGACTAGTATTTAATATTTTTTCTAATTCTTTTATTTCTGATATACTATCTGGATTTAAACCTAATTCTTTTGCAGATTTTTTAAAATCATTTATTTCAGCAGGTGCTTCCCTATAGGTTTCATTGTAAATTTCATTTCTAAATTTTAACAAAACATCAAATTCTTTACTTGCTACTGATATAGCTTTTTCAAATCTTGTTACTGCTTTGTCTGCTTTAGATTCTACAGTTTTTAAATTTGAAATTTTTTGATTAATAACAGAAATGTTTTTTAATTCTACCTTTTCACCTTTGACAATACTTTCTATTTTACTAAGTAATTGTTCTGCTAATTTTTCTTCTGACATATCTTCTTTAATCTGTTCTTTAGGTCGTTCCATTTTATCAGCAAAATAGCCTTCAATAGAAAAACCTTTAACTTTACCTGATTTAACATACTCGTTCCATATTTCATCGTTATTTACTTTTACTGCTCCCATCCAAGTTCCTACTGGTACATCTAAACCATACTTCCTAGATTTATCATTTACTTCATCTTCAACTATCCAAGATTCAACTAGTGTAAGACCTTTTAGTGTGTCTTTGTGTTCTAGTGTTGAATTATTTTGATAGCCATTTTTTAAGTACATCTGTGATGCCTTAACTATAGTTTCTTTAGAAAAGAAGATATAATAATCACCTTCTTCACCATTTCTATATATTGGTTTATTAGGTATCAATAAAGCACCTAATAATATTTTTTTTTCTTTATCTAATTCAGCAAGTTTAATTTCCTGATTATTTAATGCAACAAAATCAGATTCTATTGCAGGACTTTCAACAATTGAAATGGCATCAATTCCACTTTCTTCTTGTTCTTCATCTAGTATTAATTCTACTATTTTCATAATTATATAACGTATTTAAAATTAAATTTTGTATTTATCCTATTGTTGCACCTTCTATCGTGTTTCTTTCTAATGCCTGTGCATTTGTAACTTCACTAGCTACAACAAATGCTTGTATCGGTTCTTGTGTCTGACCACCTATTGCTTCTGCTAATTGATTAGTTTCACTTGCTCCTACAATATTGAATGCAGGTGGTAATGATGCAGGTGTTGATGGAGTTGGAATACTAGGAACTGATGCTGCTGCTGAACCTGCTTTAGCTTTAGTTTTAGAAACTGCTTTTTTTACAGAACGGATAATTCCCACACCTTGAGCAATAGCACTAGCAATAGTAATAATGTTTTGTGGAAAACCAATCTTAGAACTTTCAGCTACGTTTTGTGCTGTTGAAACTCCTGCTGCACCTACTGCTTCAACTCCTTTGAATGTAATACGTTTTAAATCCATTATAGTTTCCTTCAATGCAAGTCCTTGTTTCATTATTAATAAGGCTTGACCTATTCCAGATTCAGCATCTGCAAATTGTGATATAGCATCTACTACAGCTTTTTTGTCTGCTATCTTTTGTTTATCTAATGCTATTTCTGCATCTAAAATTTCTTTCTGTCTAGTTAAATTAGTTTGTCTAGATTGTTCTGAAAATTCATCAAGTGCTATTTGTGCATCAATTTTGGCTTGTGTTCCTGCATTAGCATTATCTACTATTGCCTGAAGTCTTATGGCTTCTTGTTCTGCTTCTAATATATCAATTTCTTTTAAGGCTTCTAGTCTTACTAATTCATCTTGTATTAATTCAGCATTAAACCTTTTTCTTTCTATAGATAATTTACTTTCACTTTCTATTTGTGAATTAGTTAATTCTATTAATTCTTTATCAAGTGCTAAATCATTAGATTTTTGTTCTGATCTGAATCCTTCTATTTGTGCAAGAACACCTAACTTTTCATTTCTAGCATCTAGTAGTGCTATATA